GGCGGAGCGCCACGACCTCGTCGGAGCAAGCTGCGTATCTTTCGCTTCCACGCAAGCGTGAAAGCTCAATCACTACGCTGCTCATCCTCTCCCCGCAAAGTCTTTTGACTTTGTGGGGTACCCAAACGAGCGAGCGATAAATCCGAAACCTGCGAGAGCCGGATTGCTACCGGCTTGGCCATGACTGACACAGGGTTAATGATACTTCCGTAATTCGCGGCCCGGCCACAATGAAGGCGGGGAGGTTAGAGTCCTATGGAGCGGTGCAGCATACCGCCGCCTGATGTTCTCCCTGGCTCTCGGGGTGTCGAGGACAAATTGAGAGCCGTACATACCTGAAATAAATCAATTCCGATAAACAGGAGATCGCAAAATGAACTATCAGGACAGATACAACAGTGAGCGGTATCTCGACATGACCGCTTATCTGGCTTTACGAAATATTGAACGAAAAGAACGGAGGAATCGCATGAGAGATGACTGGATTTACCGCAGAGGCGATGTGTACCTTGCCAATCTCGATCCCTACATAGGCTCGGAGCAAGGTGGGACACGTCCGGTGGTTGTCTTGCAGAACAACACCGGCAACTTCTACTGCCCCACGCTAATCATCGCGCCTATCACCTCCAAGGGCGACAAAAAGAGATCGCTGCCCACCCACTACTATGCGGAATACATTCACGGTCTGGAGGTTCCGGGCATTGTGCTTTTAGAGCAAATCAAGACCATCGACAAGCGGCGCATACAGAAATATATGGGAAGGATGTCCCGACAGCAGATGGACGAGATTGGAGAAGCCATTGAAGCGGCGCTTGGCTTATACGTCCCTGAAGAAATGGAGGCTCCATGATGAACCCTATATTGACCATTGATCCGGAGTTTGAAGCGAAATGCCCGCCGCTGACCGAGGACGAGCTCTCTCAGCTTGAAGAAAACATCCTTGAGGAAGGACTTGTGCTCATGCCGCTCATCGTGTGGAACAACACGATTGTGGACGGGCATAACCGCTACCGTATCGCACTGGAGCATCCGGGAATTGAGTTCCGCGTCCATGAAAAGAACTTCAATAGTAAATATGAAGCTCTTTCCTGGATTTGCAAGAATCAGCTCGGACGAAGAAACCTCACGCCCCAGCAGAAGAAATATCTGATTGGACAGCGGTACGCTGCCGAGAAACAGGCTCATGGAGCATCGGATGGTTTCAGGGGCAATCAACACTCGGATACGGTAAGAGGCCAAAAAGACCTCTTACCAGAAGCGGAGCCATTTGATAAGTCAAATAAGACGCGGAAGATGATTGCTTCGGAAACCGGCACAAGTGAAAGCTATGTTAAGCGGGCAGATCAGTATGCCAAAGGAGTGGATGCTGCCGAAGAAGTTCTTCCAGGCATCAAGGCTGACTTGTTGCTCGGGAAGTTTAAGCCCAGGGAAACCGATGTAGCGGCTGTTGCCCGCGCATCCCCGGAAGAACGCCGGGAAAAGGCGGAACAGCTCAGGGTGATCCCGGAAAAGAAACCCAAAGCCGATAAGGAGTCTACCCGGAGCGGTGCAAAGCGCCAGCAAGAGGCTTATGCGACTATCGACAAAAGCTACGAAGATATGAAGGCCGCCAAGCGCGTCACAGAGGATTCGGCATTGGTAAGCCTGAGCTACACGGCGAAGAACATGGTGGAAACCTGCGATGTACTTTTTGACAATTTCCCCGGCTTATTGTCAAAGCCGGACTACAAGGCTCAGGTCATTGAAATCATGCAGGAGCCTAAACAATACATTCTCAAATTGGAAGGAGAAACAGACAATGAATAGCACTAAGACACTCTACAAGCTGATGAAAGTTAGCAGCCGGGATTTGGAGATTCCCGATGTGTACCAGCGCAAGCTGAACGCCGGGCGCGTGGCAAAGATTGTAGCCGGATTTGACGAGCGTATCGCCAACGAACCAAAGGTCAGTTTTCGTGACGGTCACTATTATGTGTTTGACGGGCAGCACACTATCATGGCGCGTAAGCAACGGCGGCAACGATCTGCCGATTCTCTGCAAAGTGTATTACGGCATGACGGAAGCTGAGGAAGCCCTGCTGTTCGCCATGCAGACCGGCTATTCCGCAGCCCTGACGCCCAGCGCGAAGCTCCGTGCCAATCTTCACGGCGAGGACAAAGCATCGGGCGAGTTTTACGAAGCCACCGAGGACGCCGGCTTTCATGTAGGCTTTGAGCGCGGCGGCGGTGTCGGACGCATCATCTGCATCAATACCGCCTTTGCGGAGTTCAAGCGCGTCGGCGCAGAGATTTACAAGGAAGCGCTTACCATCCTGCTGGAGGCATGGGACGGTGATCCCGATTCCCTGAGAGCAGAGATCATTCAGGGCATTGTCCACTTCGTGGAGCTCTATCACGGCGAGTACGACCAAAACCGCCTGATTTACAGCCTGCGCAGCTATGAGCCCAATCTCATCTATGCAGCAGGCAAGGCCGAAAAGGAACTGCGCGGCGTAAAGCGCTACATCAACATCTTCTACCGCATCTACAACGGCAGACGCAAACACGACATTCTTCCCATGAAGTTTTAGGGGAAGTTTCATTATCCGATCAAGGTCGGAAACCATGGGGCTGTGCATTGTCACGGCCCTATTCTTCTGCCCTTGATTCATACGCATACATTCACTTTTTCAATCATAGGCATGGAATAAATCAAAATGAGGAGGTGTGGAATGAACGCATGTGTTTCATCTGATTTTGATATTCGCGCTGTTGACCGCAGCGCACTTGTAGACATCCGCGATGTGAAAGTCAACACCGCGCTTCCCAAGCGGGAGCGCATCCTGGATTTCATCCGTCAGATCGGTAATCCGTATTGCTACCGTTACGGGAAATATGTGGTCAAGGTCAGTTTTTCCGATACGGATATTTCATTGGAGGACAGGCTGGAGGCATATATCCGCACGAAAGCCTGACGCCCATTCGACATCCTCGACAGTCATTCGCTGTATAAGTACAATTCTTGGAGAAAGGAGATGGCACTATGAAAAACAATACCGAAACAAAAATCTGGAACGCCACTCTTTATCTCCGGCTGTCGAGGGACGATGGGGACAAAGAGGAATCCAACAGCATTACGGGACAGCGCGAACTGCTTCGTGACTTCATCCGAAACCGCCCGGAACTGCGGGAGTATGCCGTAAGGATCGACGACGGATTCACCGGTTCAAACTTTGAAAGACCTGATTTCAAAAAGATGATGGAGGATGTAAAGGAAGGCCGTACAAACTGCATTATTGTAAAAGACCTCTCGCGCTTTGGTCGTAACTATCTTGACGCAGGCGAATATATCGAGAAGATTTTCCCCTTTCTTGGTGTTCGCTTCATCGCCGTCAACGACAACTATGACAGTCTCGGCGAAAAGAGCGCTTCGGATGATCTGGTCATCCCATTCAAGAACCTTATCAACGAGGCATACTGCCGGGACATTTCCGTGAAAGTCCGCACACAGCTTGAAATCAAGCGCAAAAGCGGACAGTACATAGGCGCTTTTGCCGTGTATGGTTATATGAAGGACGAAACGGACAAAAACCGCCTTATTGTGGACGAATATGCCGCAGACATCGTGCGGGACATCTTCTCATGGAAGCTGGACGGCATGAGTCCGCAGGATATAGCCGTCCGACTGAATCAAAGCGGCATACTCTCGCCTATGGAGTACAAAAAGTCCCTTGGCATGAGGTTTGCCACTTCGTTCAAGGCAAACGCACAGGCGGCATGGTCGGCAAACTCCGTGCTGCGTATTTTGAAAAACCCGGTATATATCGGCGTTCTTACACAGGGAAAGGAAACGACCCCCAGCTACAAGGTGCGCAAGCGCATAATAAAGCCGGAAGACGAGTGGACGGTCATCCCGGACAGCCATGAACCGATTATCCGGCGTGAAGACTTTGAAAGCGTCCAGAAGGTGCTTACGCTGGACACCCGCCGAAGTCCAAACGACAGCAATGTACAGCTTTTCAGCGGAATGGTATTTTGCGGTGAATGTGGCGCAAGCATGGTTCGGAAAACCGTTCCCTCCGGGAATAAGAAGTACGTCTACTACGTCTGCTCAGCGCACAAGCAGGACAAGTCCTGCGCTTCCCACGGGATGCGCGATACAGCCCTTGAAGAAGTTGTTTTAGAGACGGTCAAGCAGTATATCCGCGATGTGATTGACCTTGACGATATTCTCTCCATGACGGATACCGCACCGCTGAGGACTGCCGAAGCGCAGAAGGTGCAGCGGCAGCTTGACAAAAAGCGTTCCGAGCATGAACGGCTTCAAAAGCTGCTTATGTCTCTCTACGAAAACCTCGCTGACGGCATCATCGACAGGGACGAATACGCAAAGCTAAAACAGAACTACGCCGGACGCGCTGCCGAGTGCGAAAAGCAAATGGACGCCCTGAAGGAATCCATTGTGCAGATTAAAGAGCAAGGCGGAGAACACCGGGAATGGATGATGCGGTTCAGAAAGCATCAGAATATCACGGAACTGGAACGCAGCATTGCCGTGGCGTTGATAGATCGTATTCTCATATACAAAGACAACCGTGTGGAAGTCCATTTCCGATTTGAGGATGAATTTGCATGGCAGATGGATATTCTCAGAAGATTACAAATACGGGAGGTGGTTTAAGTGGCAAGAACAAAACGCAAGATCAATCCGATTCTTCCTGAAGCGGAAGCTCCGGCACCGGCGCAAAAAAAATACCGTACCGCCGCTTATGTCCGCCTCTCCGTGGTGGACAGCGGCAAACCCGGCGCAGATACCATTGAAGGACAGAAAAACCTTCTGCTTCACTTCATAGAAAACGATCAGTCTCTAACGCTGTATGGGCTTTTCTGTGATAACGGGCGAACCGGCACGGATTTTGAGCGTCCCGAGTTTGAGAAGCTCATGGAAGCAGTCAAACACGGTGAAGTGGACTGCATTGTGGTCAAAGACCTCTCACGCTTCGGACGTAATTACAAGGAAACGGGTAACTATCTTGAACGCATTTTCCCATTCCTCGGAGTGCGCTTCATTGCTGTCAACGACGGTTTTGACACGCTCACCGCCGAGCGAGGCGCGGACGGGTATCTTGTTCCGCTGAAGAACCTCATTAACGAGGTTTACAGCAAAGATATTTCCAAAAAGTCAGGTTCCGCTTTAGCTACAAAGCAGACGAACGGAGACTTTATCGGCGCATGGGCTCCATACGGATACCGCAAGTGTGTAGATGATCCGCATAAGCTGGAGCCGGATGAAGCGACTGCTTCCGTCGTGCGGCAGATATTTCAGTGGCGCGCCGAGGGTATGAGCATTACACGGATAGCAAAGAAGCTCAACGATTCCGGCATCCCGTCCCCTTCTGCCTATCTCTACAATACCGGCGTATGCAAGACGGAAAAGTATAATGGTGCAATATGGCATATACAGGCAGTCAAGATTATTCTGACCCGCCAAGTATACATCGGGCACATGGTTCAGGGAACAAAACGGCAGTCCTTCTATGAAAACCGCAGGCAGTACAAAAAGCCGCAGGAAGAATGGGTTATCGTTGAGAACACGCATGAGCCGATCATCGACAGAGACACCTTTGAAAAGGTTCAGGAAATCATGCGGCAGAGGAACGAGGAATACTTTGAAAAACTCGGAAGATTCAGCTATCTGGAAACGACCGAAAACATCCTCAAAGGACTGATATACTGCGCAGACTGCAAACGCACGCTGGTACGGTACAAAAACGTGAGCCATAACAAGAAGCTGTGGTACACCTTCATCTGTCAGACACATTCAAACGATATAACGAGCTGTCCAAAGAAGAACATCCGTGAAGATGCGCTGATCCCCATGCTCATGCAGGCTATCCAAACGCAGATCGAGCTTGCCGCAGATATGGACGAGCTTGTGCGCAGGGTGAACAGTTTTCCCAAACACAGAAAGCGGACAGCCGATTTGCAAGGGCGGCTGGACAGCGCAAAGAAAGCACTCAAGCGCTATAACAATCTGTATGACAGCCTGTATCAGAACTATGTGGATAAGCTCATGACTGAGCAGGAGTACATCACGCTGAAAAGCCGTTACAGAGCCGAAGCGGAGGAAGCGGAACGGCTGATTGAAGCGCTCACCCGGCAGCAGGTGGAAGAATCCGAGCACACGCCGGAAAATCGCTTTCTGACGGCGTTCGGGAGTTTCAAAGGCGAGGATACTCTTACAAAGGAAATGGCGCAGGCACTTATCGAGCGCGTGTATGTTGACGGGAACAGCCATATTGAGATTATCTTCCGATACCGTGACGAATACAGAGCGCTTTGTACATATCTTGAGGGAAAGGAGAATGGCGCATGACTACTGCAATTTATCTTCGTATTTCAAGCGAAGATGTTGACTTGAAAACCGGCGAAAAAGACGAATCCGAAAGCATATCCAATCAGCGCCGCCTCCTTCGGGATTATGTAAGCGCTCACGCGGATTTATCCGGCTCTGAAATATTGGAATTTTGTGATGACGGTTGGAGTGGTACGAATTTCGAGCGTCCTGCAATAAAGGAGCTTTTAGAGCAGGTTAAGCGCGGAAAGATCAACTGTATTGTGGTCAAAGACCTATCCCGCTTCGGGCGTGATTACATCACCGTCGGAGACTACATCTCCCGCGTGTTCCCGTTCCTCGGAGTTCGCTTTATCTCCGTCAATGACGGCTTTGACAGCATCAATCCGCAGGACATAGACAGCCTTGATACATCGTTTCGGACGCTGATTTATGACCTGTACAGCCGCGATCTCTCCCGCAAGGTGAGAAGTGCGAGAAAAGCGAGAGCGGAACGCGGCGCGTTTCTCAGTCCATACGCTCCGTATGGGTATATAAAAGACCCGGAGGACAAGAATCATCTGCTTGTGGACGAGGAAGCTGCCTCCGTGATTCGGCGCATTTTTCAAAGAGCGGCGGACGGGCTAAAGACATGGGAAATCGCCGCAGAGCTCAATGGAGACGGTGTTATTTCTCCGAAAAACTACAAGATTGATGCGGGCTGCACAAGAACGCCATGGCGAAGCATTCAGAAAGACAATTTCTGGACGGCCAATTTGGTTGGAAAGTTTCTGCGGGACGAACGGTATATCGGCAAGGTAGTGTTCGGCAAACGGGTTCGGGACGCTGTGGGCAGAACCCACACGGTAAAAATCTCCCGCAATGACTGGATCGTTGTCTCCGACATGCATGAAGCGATTGTATCAGAAGCATTGTTTGAAGCGGCGCAGGCTTGCATGAGAGAGTATCGAGAGTGTGCATCACCGACTGACAGCGACAAGCCGCTAAAGAGGAAAGTGATCTGTGGCGTCTGCGGTCATGTTATGAAACGGGACGGCAGGAAAAACGCATCGTATTCCTGTGGAACAAGAAGGCTGAATACCAGATTTGACTGTCCAGATGAAAAAGTGCCAGAGGCTGATATTCTGGATGCTGTGATGGAAACGATTCAGGTGTATGCGCAATATGCGGTCAGCATTGACAGATTGTTAATAGCGAGGCAGAACCAGAGACAGCTTGACCGGAAGCAGGCGCAAAGACAGCTTCAATCGCTCCAAAGCAAAAAGGCGCAGCTCGACAAACGGCTGCAAGACCTTTATGAGCAGCTGGTGGAGGGTGAGCTTTCCCGTGAGAGTTTTGCCGCGCAGAAGAAAAGCATTACGGATCGGATGGAGGAAATATCCCGTACTATCTCTGAACTGGAGCGAAAGGCAAGCTCTGATGATAAAAACGACAACGCCTTGATCGAGAAGTTCAAAAGCTACGCTGGTATCACGGCTTTGACCAGAGAAATCTCCAATGACCTGTTGAAGTCCGTTACCATCTATCCGGATGGGTATATGGATATTCAACTGAACCTTGCAGATGAAATCAAGGAGCTAATGGAGACCCTGCGCCGCGAATCATGTACAGCGTGAAATTATTAGTCCTAACTATACAGCAGCCGACGACGGATACAGCGGCACGAACTATGACCGCCCCGGCTTCCAAGCCATGCTTGCGGAAATCGAAGCGGGACGAGTGGCAGTCTGTATTACCAAAGACCTATCCAGACTGGGACGAAATTCCTCGCTGACCGGGCTTTATATCAACTTCACTTTCCCGAAGTACAATGTGCGGTATATTGCCATCAACGACCACTTTGACACCATCGACCCCAACAGCACCGACAGCGACATTGCCGGTATCAAAAACTGGTTTAACGAATTTTTCGCAAAAGATACAAGCCGAAAAATTCGTGCTGTGCAGAAAGCAAAGGGTGAGCGTGGCGTACCGCTGACAACCAATGTTCCGTTCGGTTATCGCAAAGACCCG